TAATCAGGGTGTCTAGGGTTCGAGTCCCTAATGGTGTACAGCTGCATGCCCCCGCCTGTCCGGGCGCTGGCGGGGCGGCTTTCCCCCGCGACGGATGCGCAATTGGTGGCGCTGGGACAGCGAAAACGGAGAACGCCGCAGCGCGGCAGCCTGCTGTCCATCATGACGCAGCGGGAAAAAGCACCGCGCTACTGGGGCTATGGGCTGTTCATGCTGATACTCTATATCCTCACTGGAAGTGCGTGGTACGCCATGCCGGGGACGGTCTGCCTGACGCTGTCGGTCGTCTGCCGTTCTGGTCAGGCGGAGGAGGCGCGGCTGTAATCACATCAGTGGCGCAATCGCCTTGAGAAGCGCACCAGCAACCTTCATCGAAAGCTTGTCGTTTTTCAGGCGCTCAGGTGTCATGCGGCGGCACTGCTTCAGTGTATGCTGAAAATCTGCCTCAATGTCCGCAATGCACGGCACATCCAGCATGTACGCCGCGCACTCAAAGTGGTGGTACAGACTGCGGTAATCGAGGTTAATCGTGCCGACGACGGCCTCTCGGTCATCCGCGACGAACACTTTCGCGTGGACGAAGCCGGGGGTATATTCGCTGATTTTGACGCCTGCTTTCATCAGTGAAGCGTAATGCGTGTGCGCCAGCGCGAAGGCGTACTTCTTGTCGGGGATGCCGGGGAGAATCAGGTGGACGTCCACGCCGCGCTCCGCCGCGTATTGCAGCGCCGTCTCCATGTTGTGGTCGATGATGAGGTAGGGCGTCATGATGTGGACGTACCGCCGTGCGCGGGAGAGAATGTCGATATACACCTGCTCGCCGACTTTGTTGCCGTCCACCGGAGAATCCGAGTAGGGCAGCACGAACCCCGGCGCGTCCATGGCGGGCTTTGTCGGATATGCCAGAAAGCGCGACGCTTCCATCGCGTGCTCGTCAATCGCCCACATATTCAGGAACATCAGCGTAAAGCTGCGCACCGCCTCGCCGCGCAGCATCACCGCGGTGTCCTTCCAGTGCCCGAAGCGCACGACGCGGTTGATATACTCGTCCGCCAGATTCACACCGCCCGTGAACGCCACCTGCCCGTCAATCACGGCGATTTTGCGGTGGTCGCGGTAGTTGTAGTGCGTCGAGACGAACGGACGGACGGGCGCGAACATCTTGCACTTGATGCCCAGTTCCTGCATCCGGCGGGGATAATCGTGCGTCAGGTGGGTGAACTCGCATGTGCCGTCCACCAGCACGCGCACCTCCACGCCCTGCTTCACTTTTTCCACCAGAATACTCAGCACCTGCCCCCACATCTCGCCTTCTTCCACGATAAAGTACTCCAGAAAGATGAAATGCTTCGCCTGCCGAAGCGCGGGCAGCAACGCGGCGAATTTGTCCTCGCCCAGCGGAAAGTACGTCACAGCGGTATGCTCCCAAACGGGATAGCAGCCGCTTTTCGCGATGTAGCTTGCCATGCGCGCAATCTGCGGGTCGCACTCTTCCAGATGCTGCTGTGCGCTTGCGTGCGCGCGGAGGTCGCTGCGCCCCTCGCGAATCAGCTGTGTCGTCCGTTCGCGCAAAAGCCGATGCCCTATATCACTCTTGGTGTATAGATAGAATAGCGCCCCGAACACCGGCGCAACGCTGAAAAATACCAGCCATGTCAACTTCGCGGTCGGGTCGCCTTCGCTGTTGAGCAGATAAATGACGATAATGGCGTTGAACACAATCGTTCCGCCGAAGAAGTGCGGCAAAAACTCTGCTGCCGCGCTGAACAGCCCCAGCAGAAGCGCCAGCTGCAGCAAAAATAGCAGCACAATCAACCCCAGACGACTGAAAATCGCCTGAATCAGGCCACGTTTGCCCTTGCGCAGAAGCCGCATTCCCTTGCCTTCCTCGCGTTCGTTCATGAAGCTGCCTCCTGAAAATCAATGGGAAATCATATGATTTATCCTACTGTCTTTTTGCCTTTCTGTCAAGTCTTTTGCCAGGCTGATTGACAGAAAAGCTGTTTTCCGTTATAATTAGGAGTGAATCAAGCCGGAGCGATGAATACAGAAAGGGCTGTTGATGATGTCTTGGGAAGAAAATACAACACAGGCAATTGAAAATCTGCTGATTTACGCATCGGCAAAAGGGCTGATAGAAACGGTGGATATGCCGTACTTCCGTAACCTGCTGCTCGATGCGTTTCAGCTTGATGCCCCCGCCGGCGATATTGTGCCGATGGCGGACGTGCCGCCGGCCGCGGCCAAAAGCCTCGAAGAAATCACGAGCTTATTAAGCCAAGAGACCGACGACCTGAAAGGCTGGAGGAAAAACGACAAAATAAGAGCCAGATAATAAACTCGGGTTATTTGCTGAAAAGTGTCACGCGGCCGCTGCAACTGGTGGACCGCTTCTGTCAGGAGTGGCAACTCTACTAATTGCGTGAACGTCAACAACAACGGGAACTCCAACAACTGGAACGCCAGCAACGAGCTTTACGTCCCGGTCTGATTCCACCTATATGCCAGACAGAGTAGAAAAATCGAAATCAGTGCCAGAGTGGAAGGAAGGAGCAAATAACCCTCGCCGTCAAGGCGTAAATAAGAGCCCAGACGCTACCGGGTGGACGCTGCTTGCATGGCGCGGAGTTTGTGCGAGTCCTCCGCGTTTCATACCCGTTGTACTATGCGGCTAATTAAACGCATGACAGCCGTGCTGGGTAATAACAAAGGAATGAGCTAAATTGTGACAAGCGAAGAAAGACGAGAACAACGATACCAGAGACGGAAAGCTGCAAGACTGAAAAAGAGGCAGGAAACAATCGGGAAATATGATGATTTTGAACGCGTGGCCTCTCTGAACTCTCTGTATGAAGCAGCAAGAGAAGCCTCAAAGGGCGTCGACTGGAAAGCCAGCGTCCAGAGGTACAACTCTTTGCTGCTTTTTAATATATCCAAAACACGCGCTGAGCTGCTTGCTGGGAAAGATATACGCCGCGGTTTTATCTGCTTTGATATATGCGAACGCGGCAAGCTGAGGCACATCAAAAGCGTGCATTTTTCCGAGAGAGTTGTGCAAAAATCATTTTGCACTAACATCATATACCCAACTTTCACCCGCTCCCTGATTTACGACAACGGGGCGAGTCAGCAAGGAAAAGGCACCCAGTTCGCGACCAACAGACTGACAGCTCACTTGCGGAGGCATTTCAGGAAATACGGACGCGAAGGCGGCATACTTCTGATTGACTTCTCGGACTACTTCGGGAATGTGGCGCATGAGCCGCTTTTTAAGATATACCGGCAGATTTTCACGGATCCACGCGTCATAGCTCTGGGAATGAGCTTTATTTCTGCCTTTGGCGATAAGGGCCTCGGGCTGGGAAGTGAAACGAGTCAGATCAATGCCGTAATGCTTCCAAACCGCGCGGACCATTACGCGAAGGAAGTGCTCAGGATCCGAGGCTATGGCAGATACATGGACGACACCTATCTGCTACACCATAGCATAGTATACCTCGAGGAATGTCTCGAAAAGCTCCGGGCGATATACTCGGAATATGGCATAGTTATCAATGAGAAGAAAACAAAAATTGTAGACCTCAAACACGGCTTTACATTTTTGAAAACTCATTTTTATATCACAGAAACCGGCCGGATCATCAAAAAGCCGTGCCGTGACAGTATCACCAGAGAACGCCGAAAGCTGAAAAGGCAGGCGGCTCTCGTAGCTTCTGGCGTCCTGACCTTTGACGAGGTTCGACGCTCCTACGCCTCATGGCGTGGCAGCATGTCGCACCGGGACGCATACAGAACCGTGCAAAGCATGGACCGCCTATTTAATGGGCTGTTTATAGATCAATGGAAAGGAGGACCACAACCATGAGAACCAGAGAAGAAATGGAGGCAGAAATCAGAGGCTTACAGCAGTTACTCGCTGCGACAGATTATAAGGCCCTGAAACATGCCGACGGTGCCCTCACAGATGAGGAGTACGAGCCGACACGCACCCAGCGAGCTGAATATCGCAAGCAGATCAACGACCTGCAGGCAGCGATTGAGACGCTCGAGACCACCGAAGGGCAGGTGGTAGACAATGAATAACCTCGAAATTATTGAAATGCAAAACGCAATAATTTCCAACATGGCCCAGATCAATGCCGAGCTGCACTCCAGACTCGAGCAATATGAGGCCGTGGCTCAGAACGAAAAAACCGCGCAACTGGAGGAAGCGACCGGCAACATGATCGGACGCCTGAAGGCCGCCGGCATTTTTGAGGAAGGAGGGATCCTATGACAGATCTGAGCATTTTCATCACGGTGGCCGGGCTCTGCCTCTCTGTCGCTACTTTCTATTTTGGGCGCCAGTCAGTAACCAAAGCAGACGGGAAAGCCGCCGGAGCTCTGGAAACGGACCTGCGCTACATCAAGGAAAGCGTCGGCCGTATTGAGGGCCAGCTCAACAGAGACGTGCAACGGCTGGAGGGCCGGATCGACGAGATCAGCAACCAGCTCGCCGGAATTAGCAACACCGCCGGCCGAGCCCATGAGTCAGCCAAAAGCGCACACAACCGCATTGACGAACACCTCGAACGTGAGCACAACATACAGACGGATCGGAGGCGATCAAATGCGGAAACCTAGAAAAGAATTTTCTAAGACCATATTGCGAGCGGTAGCTGCTGCCACCGTCGTGATCGTGGTCTTTTCTTTTGCCCTCATGTGGAGAACCGGCGACACCTCGCCGCTCGCCTACATCATACCGGGAATATTTACCGAGCTTTCTGCTGCTACCGGTTTTTATTTCTGGAAGGCTAAGGCTGAGAACGAGATCAAGCTCGACACTATCAGGCGTCAAAAGGAGTTAGAACAATCTAAAAAGCAGAACACCGAGCCCGGAGAATACGATCCGGGCTCTAACTATGAAGGAGGTACACCATAATGACAGAAAAAGAATTAAGACAGAGCTATGTCAATGCAGCCATTTCCTATCTGGGCTGCAAGGAAAGCGACGGCAGCCACAAGAAAATTATTGATCTTTACAATAGCCACAAGCCCCTCGCCAGAAATTACGCCGTAAAATATACGGACTCATGGTGCGCGACTTTTGTCTCGGCTATGGCTATTAAAACGGGACTTACTGACATTATCCCGACCGAGTGCGGCTGCGGCCAGATGATCCAGCTTTTCCAGAAGCTCGGCGCATGGGTAGAAAATGACACATACAGACCGAGCACCGGCGACGTTATTTTCTACGACTGGGACGACAACGGAGTCGGCGACGATACCGGCTGGCCTGAGCATGTCGGAATTGTAGTGAGCGTATCAGGCAACACGATCAAGGTTATCGAGGGCAACAAGAGCGACTCGGTAAGCTATCGCGAAATTGCTGTAAACGGCCGCTATATTAGAGGCTACGGCGTGCCTAAGTATAGCAGCAAGGCAACCAGCGCCGGATCTGGATCTGGCAACGGTGGCGGCCTGAAATACTCAAAGGGCGATATTGTAAACTTTACCGGTTCCAAGCACTACGCAAGCGCGAACGCCACCAGCGGCCCTTCCTGCAAGGCTGGAAAAGCTAAGGTAACAAACACCGCAGAGGGTACGAAGCACCCTTACCACCTGATCGCAGTCAACGGATCAGGATCGACCGTTTACGGCTGGGTAAACGCCTCAGACATTGCAGGCGCCTCTACTGCTGCCGCCTCTGGCTCTATTGAGGAGGGCAAAACGGTCAAGGTAAAGACCTCGGCCACAAAGTACGCAACCGGCCAGACGATCCCGAGCTGGGTGAAGTCCAGAAAATACACGGTGCAGAAAATCGACGGAGATCGCGCCCTCTTGAAAGAGATCACAAGCTGGGTGAAAGTCTCCGATCTTGAATTAGCATAAGGAGGGCAACGGAATGGATCAGGAAACTCTCAACACACTCATGTCAATGGTTATTTTGCCTCTGCTGCTGGCGCTCTCGGGCTTCGCGGTTGCATGGCTGAGAAAAAAGACGCAGGAAATCACGGCAAACATTAACGACGCCACTGTCCGCAAGTATGTGGATCTCGCAAGCGACGCCGTAACGAAAGCCGTACAGACAACCTTCCAGACCTACGTCGACGCATTAAAGGCGCAGGGAAAATTCGACAAAGAGGCCCAGCTCACAGCATTGCAGAAAGCAAAAGACACCGCTACTGCCCTTATCACCGACGAGGCCAAGCGAGTGATCGCCGAGGCTTACGGAGATTTTGACAAATGGCTCGCTTCTACGATCGAAACCCTCGTCAGGGAGGATAAAAGAACGGCGCCTGCTGCCGCTGAGGAAAAGCAGACACAGATCGCCACTACTGCTGCCACCGCTGCCGCCTCGGTAGCTGCCACAGTAGCCCAGACGGCAGTCGCTCAGGCTACTGCTGAGGTAAAGGCTGCCAAAGCTACGGAAACGGCCACAGAATAAGCCACAGACGGTCGGAATTGACACAAAGACGCTCACCCGGTAATTTTATCGAGTGGGCGCCTTTTTTGCGTTCTGGGGCATTTTAGAGGCTGCTCTCTATTGTTTTAATATCTTGTGCAAGATAGACAAAAGCTCCGGCAGAGGTTTGGTGAGTGTGTGTATTGTTATCTTGCACACGATATAGTATTATAATATCAGAAACAAGGAAAACCGCAGAAAATAAGGAGGCAGCACATGAAAGTCACAACGTACACAATCAACAAAGGAACCGCTTCTCAGTATTACGGACTGAAAAGCGTAAACGATAACCATGTTTTATACTATGCACCTAATAACTGGAAAACAAAGCGCGGAGCTATAAACTGGGCCAAGAAAAACGGCTACGAGGTGGAGGAATAGGAGGCAGACCATGAGAGAAACCAGAAAAGCGAAAGAAACAGAGTACCGAATTTTTAAGGAGTTCAACATCAAAACAGACCGCGATCGCATATATCTGACAGCCGGGCACAAGATCCGCGTCGATATATTCGAGGGCTACCTCTGGCAGGTTCCTGAGCTGCTCCGGTGCAAAAACTGGAGGATCTGCGACTCATGCGACAAAGGCGTCTGCAAAACGTACTACATCGACATATTGCCAGTGTAGCGGGTTGTTGTCGTGTGCATGATATGATAAAATTACTCTGAAGGAGGCGATACAGTGGCAAGAAAAGCAACAAAGACACCGGAGGAGCTGGCAGCGGCCCACACCAAGTACAAGAACGCGTGGCAGCGGGAAAACAAGGACCGGATCCCGATCACAGTACCAATCGGAGACAAGGACCGGATCGCAGCATGGGCCAAGTCAAAAGGCTACCAGAGTACAAACTCATACATAACCGACCTCATATATAAAGACATGGGGGAAAGATAACACCCGCAGCAATGCGGGGCACTAATGAAGCCGAGGACGGTCCCAAGCCCGTGAAAATTCAGAGGGGTGCGCATAATGAACAGATCAAGCCCGGTCTGAGTGATAGCTGACAAGTTTTGCTGGTTTTTAATGTGAAAACCTTAAAACGAGACAAGAAGGCAGCAGGCGCCGCAGCCAGTCCCGTGCAACCCGTAAACAATAGCCACGCGGCCGAGGAGGCCAGAGAGGAACGGTGATAGCTGCCGAGCTGAGCAGGCTCTATTTCTCGAGCCCTATCGAGAGACGACCGGGCATAACAAAAGCGCCAGAGCCTAAGCCCTGACGCTTTTATTTTTCACTATCTCCGCGTGAAGTTTACCACCACGGCGAACACTTTCTTGAAAAAGTACACCGGGTTCGGCTTCGCGCCATTGAGTGCGGAGTATGGGACTTGAACCCACACGCCCTACGAGCACATGATCCTTAGTCATGCCTGTCTGCCAATTCCAGCAACTCCGCATTCTCGCTGACAATCACTGCCAGCGAATAATATATTACCAAAAAACAAAACCAATGTCAATCATTTTTTGAAATAATTTTTATTTGAAAGCATATTGCATAAAAGTGTAAAAGGCACGATCCCAGCACCTGTCATCATGACCGGTTCCTTTTACTTCCAAAAACATATTATTTAATCATTCCTGCAATACGAAAGGAGCAATTATTATGGGTCTTATTAAAGCAGGCATAGGAGCCTTGGGCGGAACTCTTGCGGATCAGTGGAAGGAATTCTTCTATTGTGAAGCGCTTCCCAAAGAGGTGCTTGTCACCAAGGGACAAAAACGAGTCGGCGGACGTTCCTCAAATACGAAAGGAAGCGACAATATCATCTCAAACGGTTCCGGCATTGCCGTGGCGGACGGACAGTGTATGATTATTGTAGAGCAGGGGAAGGTAGTAGAGGTTTGCGCCGAACCGGGTGAATTTACATACGACACCTCTACCGAACCGTCCATTTTTGCCGGAAATCTCGGGGAAAGCATTAAGGAAACCTTCAAAACCATCGGCAAACGTTTTACTTACGGCGGCGACACGGGCAAGGATCAGCGGGTTT